AGAGCTGCGCAGGACCAGAGCCTCCAGCTCGGCACGGGCGTCCTCACCGATGTAACCTCCAGAAACGCCGGTAACGAAATCACCGAACTTGGCATATTTCTTAATCAAGACTCCGCCCAGTAAGGATAACAGGAAATTAGTAAAATCCTCCTTGTCCTTCCGCACGAATATCTCTTTCAGCTTCTCCTCACTGTTCTCTATCTCAGTCATTACACGCAATGCGCTCATCACATCCTCATCGGTGTAGGTGACATTCTTGTCACCCTGCTTTACGATGCGGTTTATCAGATCTCCGGCTATCTTAAGACCTTTGAGGTAATTAATGATCCCTTGCGCATCATCATCGTTCAATGCGGATAAGAACCAGTCAAGCACAGGCGTATTCTTATCCAGCGTGTATGCAGATGTGGCATGGTCAGCGTTAGTGACATCTCCCCCTCCGCCACCACTGCCGCCACCGCCGTTCTGCTTTATCTCTTCAACCTCAATGGAGATCTTGCTAAAGTTGCTGTTGATGCGGTCTGCCGTTTCGCTCCAAGTTCCTGTTTTGTTTATTGTATTAAGCTCCATATATCCTGTTCCACTTTTACCATTCCGCATCCGGATGCACTTCAACGGACAGATAGTTCATTATTCTGATGATTAATTTTCGTATCATAAATATATGTTTTGAGTGTTACTGATAACTTTCCGAGTTACCCTACAACAAGCACTCCGTTGTTTACCCTTGCCCTGCTAACCAGACATGAGTAATCATAATCATTTTTAGAGATCTCCATACAATCTTGCAATACATCAGACTTACTTACTCCTGCTAATATTACATTTGAAAAAAGACTATTCGTAAAATGTACGGTATCGACACGACCTAGCAACAAATTTTTATTACTTGCAAATATGACATTGTCAAAATTACATCTCGCATTGTCCAATGTATTGTCTACAGAAACAAATATGGCTGTTGTAGGGGTGAAGCTTTCGGGCATTTCCCACTCTATTACAGAATTACATATCTTTAGGCTTTCAATAGCTTTGGAGTCCGTAACTGACTTATAATACAACGAATACCCAACTTGGCGTGCGGCATCGGTCACCTTTATTTTGATTCTTGCATTTATTAGTTCTATATCTTTGATTTCTGTTCCGCTAACTAACAGTCCGTTATTGCCAATGTTTTGGACAATCGTTCCAAATACTGTACAATATGTAATTTTATTTTCTATGCCAGTACCTCCCCTTAAAGAGCCTGAATCTTTTAATGTAATGTTATAAACATGTACGTGATTTACCAGAGACGTATCTCCTATAACAGATCCACAACCCTCCACATAACAATTCTCTATATACCAATTGGAGTATTCCATAGTAAAGCCTCCATTATGCCCAGAAAATGCAGAACCTAGCTGACCGGGATTTATCACCCTACAATTGGCGCATATCAAGTCTATATTTTCCGACAATCCTGAAGATGTCAAAAAATGAAATTGATATCCCTGCGCTCTGGATGATTTTGTCTCGCAGTTCAAAAAATATGACTCTTTGAAAACAACGCCATGATGCTGATGGTCCATAAATGTGCAGTCTTCCCAAAATATATTATCCCCAATGACAGCCACTCCATCCCTGCTTCCGGAACCTCTTAATGTCAAATGACTAATATCAAGACAAGCCACATCACTACCAATTAACATTTTCGAGAAGAACCTGTTAGCTTCTATTATGTGTGTGTTCGGAGAATCAGACAATGATACATAATAGTAACAATCCTGTTCAGACCATCCATCAACATATTTACCCCCACTGAACCAAGATGATTTATCAACATGGGTATCAAGATATGTCATTGCCTCTGCTTCTTCCAATGAATTCGTGTCATATACGTTGCACATCCTTTCTCCATCTAAGTACACCTGATTCATTCCACGTTCCGCCACAGCCTGATAAGCATGAACTCTACAACGATAGATATGATTATAGCCCTCCACCTTTTCCCAGTCTGTTAAAACAGACAGATAATTTATAATAGGATTTTTCCCAAGACCATATGCAGATATCCTTATATTTTGAAGGTTACTTATTAATGAGAAATCATCTCTGAACTCACTTCCTCTTTCTATTAATAGCACGTCACCGTCAGTCAATGATGAAAATGCTTTGTGCAAAGTTTTAAATGGCTTGTCACGTGTGTTGCCTGGATACTCATCGGAACCTTTTGAAGAAAGATAATACGTATTGCCATTTATCTGCCTGTCAATTTTCTCTCTTTTGATAAAGAACCTTGATTCTGCTGATAATCCGTGATATGGACGAGCATCATTAATAGAATGGGATAAGCCGTTCAAAGCTTCGAATATAGCACCGCTGCTTACCGGACCTGTATTCCCTGATTCTATTTTTTGTTCGGTCTTTATTACAACTCCAAATATCCCTTGGGCTTTCCAGATTACCCCACTAGGATTATGGGCGGGTGATATGCAAAATCTAAAATACTTACAAGAAGAATATGAGGTAGCATCAAAGACATTATTATCACTATCAATTTGAACAATTACATCTGCGTTTTCGGACGGATCGGAATAGACAAAAAAACGATAGATCTCATAACTGCCTGTTGTAGGGAATATAATTGTGACAGGAACAGAACTATCAAAGGGTATAAATTCTGTAATTGCATTATAAGAAGCATATGTTGCCTTTCCGCTTGCGTCCAATGCGGTATTTCTTTTTGTTTCTGGTAAAGTTATCTCTTCAATCGGACTTGTCAAATTTTCAAGCCTAGAAACGGTTCCTTCTATAGAATCTATTTGCCCTTTATCTATTCCTGTTTCTATCTCCATGCCGAAAAATCCTTCGGGCACCCACGATTCAACAGATCGAGGAGTATAACTAAATCTAAAATAGATACAATCCGGATATTGTTTTGCGTCAAACTTATTATTTGACAAGGAGACAGTATGAATTTCGGATGCATTTTCACTGGCTTCATTATAAACTAGGACTTTTAAAAGAGTCTTATCACCTGAGGAGGAAGCAAGAGTAACAGGCTCAGAAGGATTGAATTTTATAAATTCCACACATGCTACTGAAGATGAAGATGCCAATGCCCCACCACCATTTATATCATAACCATCTCTAAAATAAGATGCAGGAAGCTGCAATTCTTTAATCTTGTTAAAGTTATTACTGATAAGCTCTACATTGCTCTGTAATTCGGTATAAGAGGAGCCATTTTTTGACACAAAGTTTGCAAGAATTTCCTCTTTACTGTAGTAATCTCTTAATTTGATAGAAGGATTCAGAGTTGTACCACCTTGTATATAAGCTGTAGGCTGCGATTCCTGTATAACAATCATGCCATTATAGGCATTCAACTTAAAATCGTCTGGCTGTGAAGTACCAATATGCCACGAGTAAACTATTTCACAGTCCTCTGAAGCATTATAGGGAAATGAGACTTGACTTGATGTAAGTCTCTCATAATGCCCATTACTGCGCCAAATACTCACATAGTTAGGTTTTGAGATAAGCCAATTTTTCAGAATACCGTTTTCACCGACATCAGTTGAATAACCGCATTGTAAAGTATCACCTGACTGCAATTTGATTCTGATTGTCGAAAGATATTGTGCATAGGAATCTGTATTTTTAAAGACTCCATTTGCATCATATATACCAATAGTACCTCCGTCCCATTTGTTAACCGAAAATTGAAGACTTGCTATTTCATCAGTTCCGTTGCCTATCTTTTCTTCTAACTCCGACAGTTCCGTAGTCAGGTCTTTGCGTGTATTCGGATTAACCACCGCATCGGTTGTGGTTGCCGGGTAAATGGTTTGGCCACCTTTGGTCAGCTTATATATTTTTGCCATAATAAATCTCCTATATTTCTAGATTAGTAACTGTTTCTTCTTCCTCTTCCGGTGGCAAAGGAGGTACAAAATCACTCAGCACATCTTCATACTCATTATCCGACAATGGGAACGCCTGAATTGTATTATATGCGGCATAATCGGGATAAGATGTTATTTCCACCGTGCTTTCATCGGTTTTCCCGGTAGTCAGTACGATTCCTGTGTCTTCAACGGAAACAAGGTTGCAGATGCCATCCTGAAAGTCGGAATCGGATATGAAGTATTCACGTTTTACTTTCAGCATACCGGGGGAGAAACAGGGATTGTCGAAAGCGACAAGCAGGTTGCCGTCTTCCATGCGGCTGCAACCCACATACTCATGCCCGTCAAAGGAGGCTACGAACTTTCCCTTGAACGGATTGAAGTAAGTAAACCGGAAGGGAGTATTCACATCCCCGTTCAAGTTCTTCTCTATGATTTTAAAATCGGACTGATAATTGATTCTCATAACTATAATATTGATGTTACATCGTCTATCTCCTCGGCTGTCAGGTATCCGTTCAAGTCAACACTTCCGCCACCTCCTGTCGTGCCAGTAGAACTCCATTTTCCCTTTGTTTTGCATTCATATATAGGACCCGGTATGGTGTCACCCACAACAGCCCAGTCACCTACAATTGGAGATGGTACAGCGGCTTTCAGTGATTCAAGAGTAGGGAACAACCCCTTGTTGCGGATGCCGTTCTGCTTGACTTTTTCCACTTCGGTAGAAGTCTTGCTAAAGTTGTTGTTAAGACGGTCTGCCGCCTCACTCCAAGTTCCCGTTTTGTTAATAGTATTCAGTTCCATATCACTTCACTTTATTTGGGCAATTGGTTTTGATCCCATACAATCTCAGAACCTTTAACCATAATTATGCGTCCTCCCATTATCTGGGTCTGATATATATAACCGTCACTTCCTTTTTGCTCCGCGACCATACTATCCGGGCGGAAATATAATCTATCACTGCTAGAAGGATCGAACATGGAAATACTGGGAATCATCCCTCCAAGCCCGTACTGTAGGGAGATACTGAACAGTTCTTCCTCATTATAATCATACATTCTGATAGACGGTACGGAATACTCATCCTCAGGGGATATTACGATCTTGTAACCATTGGATGATATGACATTGACAGTACCACTAAACTCTCCCTCTCCTTTTATCCAGATATTGCCATCCTCATCAATTTTAAAATTGCCGTTAGGTGACTTTACATTTTTAAAGATTCCGCTTTCCGCATTGACTTCACCTCTGAACTTACCACCTAGAGCATAGATATATCCTCTCAAAAACACATCACCGCCATGAGTGGCAACGAAGTTCGCCATGTTCGCCCATTCCGCATCTGTGGGCTGGTAATTAGGATCATTACGGAACCTCATTACAGTCAGAATCGCCTGTTCAAGTTTTCCTCCTGCCCAGAACGCCACATCATCATCGTCATTGTATATGCCACTAACTCCGGCTGTGACCTTCTGTAACTTGCCATTCTTGTAATTACCCAGTTGGATCATATTGGCAAGAATCAGACCACCAAGAATATCCACAGAACCATCCTTGATCGCACTGGCGATATAATTGATTGACTGGAAACCGGCTGTTGCCTTGTCGTTGTCAAGAATTGAAGGCTTCCAGTCAGTAGCGATGGTTCCACGCTCTAACTGAAGGTCACAAACGGTTGCGGTACCACTGATAAGAAATATACCACTGCCATTGAAGGTGATCTTATGGGTATATCTCTGATAAGAGGATGTGAGAGGTTGAGAAACACTGAAAGAACCGCACGAAACAGACACAGACGTACCCTTTGCTTTATAACTGATAACATAACTTTCTCCTTTAATCAATGATACGGACTGGGACAAACTACCGATTGCAGCAGAGTACCCGGAGCCGGCATCACTGTCCGCAGATACGGTAGCCACTCCCGTCCAATATTCCAGTTGCTTGCTAAAAAGTTCGGTATCCGCCGATAGCTCGGTAGCGGCAGACAGGTCCTCTGTTTCATAATCTCCCGTAAACCCGGAATTGCGCAACAGATTGACACTACCAACGGCGGCATTGTCTATCGCATCCTTGGCCTCTTGGGCAAGATCTGCCGCCGCCTGTATCTCATCCGGCAAGCCTTCCATATTCTTCCATCCGGTGGAGCCTTTTTCGATGTGGAACATACCCTTGATATCAACACCTTTATCCTGAGTGTATTCCATGTAAGTGGTACGGTCCTTGTCACCAATGTACGTATCTCCGTACACCTTCATCCGGGCCTTGCCGGTAGATTTGTCAAAATCAAAAGAAATGACATCTTTCCCGGTCAAGGTAAAATCATTAATACCCTGATACATGATGATGGACGGAGAAACTTCGTTCACCGAAGAGAGAATTATCGCCGCCTGTCGGGTAATATCGGTCTTATGGCCCAATCCCACGATATCATCACCTGCCACCGGAACATCGTTCTCGACATTAGGATCACACACGGTCTTGGACAGGTCTATATAATTCTCACCTACTGCTGTGACCAACCGCCAGTAATAGCGGTTGCCGACATGATGCGAAATGCCTGTCTTGATATTGCACTCCTGTGCGATGGCGAGAGATCCCGGAGTAAACTGGTTCTCTATCTCAATTCCGTCTTCCTCTTCCTTGAAATAACAACGGTAGACATCATCCAACTCATCCACACGGTTGCATTTCATGCCTGCATGGGAAATCACCTGCTCGCCACCTACATACGTCTTCTTCTTTACTTCAAGCTCGTCAAAAACGGCTTTGACCTTGACATACAGATAATCAACAACAGCCTGTGACATACCGTTCTCAAGTACAGTGATTCCACTACCGTTCTTACCAATCAAAAGACCTTTTAAAAAAGTGATCAGACCGTTGGCCGTGTCGTTATTTATCTTTGAGATAAAATAACGGGATATTCTGCCAAGAATATCTGACACGTTGAGAGAGACACCCATCCTCTCACCTATGATATCCCCGGCTATCTCTGTAATCGTACTTCTCAAAGCGGAAACATTGGCGGACAACTTATCTGTTAGCTCCACGGATATATCATACAGGCAATTTTTATCCGCCTTACAAGTAAATGAGTTCACATACATGAAGTATTCCTTATCATTATACTTTATGTATATACGCGAGTTCTCATTCAACAGACCAGCTAACATACTGTTTTCTGCAAGGAAGACACGTGAGAAACTTACGGAAAAAGAGAACTTTTCATCGTTGTTTTCAGACATATACTTTATCAACGCCTCATCTAATCTCTTCTCGGCGGCAAGCACAAGAGATTTCGGCATTTTAATACCTGTAATCACAAACTTATCCCCAACAGAAGGTTTATAGTTATTTGTGGCATTAGGCATAACAACCCCGAAAGTAGTATTGTCCTTTTTTACCGCAATCCAAACCTCATTTGTAGAAGTGTTTTGTTGGCTTTCTATATATTGGGATGTTTGTGAAGTAACCTTCTGTTCAAAATCTCCTGCTGGTAAGTTCCCGGAAGAATCCACCAATACAGGATTGAATGCCCTTCCCGGCTCATTGTCCTTATAGGTAACTCCTATTTCAAACTCGCAAGCAGCACAATTACCCGTAGTCATATTGATTACAGCCGTACCACCTTCCAAACCTTGTTCGAACAGGTTAAAACCGTAATCCCCATTATATATATGTAATTTTATGTAGAAATAAGAATGTACATACTCATCCGTGCCATTGAATATATTATTCCCTTCTCCTGTTCCGAGTTCGTCACTATCGTTATCATCAAAAGCAATATCCGCAATCTCACCAAATAACTGTCCCGAAGCGTTTGTTACATTTTCTATGGTAGGCTTTATATCGCTAAAATCTACCTTTATCTCTTTTACTTTCTTAGAAGAATATGTATTTTTGAAAAAATAGTAATCATTTGTACCGGGTATTTTATACGTATCGTTAAGTGCATTGTAGAATCTTTCCGCTCCATTTGTTTGTCTATAAATGGAAGGCATAAGGTTTTGCGTGCGTTCTATAGTACCTTTTTCATCATCATTCGGATAGTAGAAAGGTATGTTGTCAGAGCTACCAACACCAGTAACGCGATTGACGGTCTTATAATTGGCGTTTGTCTTTTTTATTGATACAAGCCCTTTCTTGTACTCGAAAGGAGTAGAAATTACATTCTCTGTATATCCTATGTGACAAACCTTACCTACAAAGTAATAAGGAAGTTCGTATATGGTATATATGGACTGTAACGCTTCTGCAAGGTATACGCTGTCAAGAGAAACAAGTTTGCTTTCAGAAGTAATATCTTCATCAATCACTATCGAATATCCGATACCCGATTTTGCCATTGAAGCGTTAAGGCGACCAACAAACTCGTTTATATCCCCCATGAACTTGACGGAAGTGGAATTGGAGTGATACGTGTCTTCCCCGGCTGTCACCACGTCCATGAAATATACGTTTTCCAGCACGATACGTTCTGAAACGAATTGAAGCTCATGCTTGTACATGATACTCTTGTTGTCCTTTGAGGATGTAGGCACTTGGTCAATATAATATTTTTCCCCCCTAAACTCAACAAACTCTTCTCCTGTCCATAGTTCGTCTAAGCATGAAGGATAGTTCAGTGTAGCGGTCAGTGTGGGAGTTCCTGCCATACGTTGTGCCGTATAGGTGTACTCACCTAATTTTGCAGGCATATCAGCATTCGGAAATTTTACTTTACTTCCTTGCGTATCAAGCTTTAAAATGTACAGACTTTCCTTTTCCATTTATTCTTTTACCACATCAATTTGTTCCGTAACTCCTTTGTCCTTTTTTTGCTGTTTCTCCAACAGCTTTTGAGCCTCTTCCTTCTCCTTTGCTATACGTTGTTCTTCATCGGGAACGGATTCGGTGTTTTTCTCAATGGCTGTTTTTGTGGAAAGAATGCCGGCTTGCTTCATTGAGATAAGTATGTTATTATACTCCGTTGCGCTGAACGGCTGCCAAATCTTGAACTTGCAGCTTACACGGAGTTTCTTAAACTCGGTAACGGCATTGGAATTTTCTCCTTTGTTCACAAGCTCCTTTGCAAGCCCTTCCTTGAACAGGCGCATCATCTTGTCGGCGAAATTCTGCCACTCGATAACACCCTGTTGGGCGTTCTTCAAGTCCAGGTCACGGGTAAGCGTGATAGCCAGTGCGCTTATGTCACCACTTGACTTTACATCTTTCGGCAAAAGGAAAGTGCAGGATGTATTTATCTGTATCTTCTCGAACAAATCTTGCAGACTGTCAAGCATACCTTGCGGACTGGGCGGTGCTTTGAACTCTGCACTTCCGTTACCGTCCATTGACTTGTCTTGCAAAATGATACTTCCAGCAAGTTTCTTTGTCGTTTCTGACAAATTGCCTTTAATATACAGAATGCCCCAGCCATTCCGTTTCTGAATGACAAAGAAGATGTTATAGATAATCTCGTAAATCTCAATAAGGCTTTGACCGTTGTTCCACGCCACATCACCACGTTTGGTGCACAATGGTATCTCGCTGAAACCGTGCTCAATCGGAGTTTCCCTTACAAAACCGTCCTCTGCGGCTTCTTCACCGTCTCTTGGCGTGTGCATACGGTACATGTAGGTATCATCGTAGCTGTCAATATATTCCACACCGTTTTCATCGGCATAGTAGACGCTTTCAAGAAGCCTGTCGCCGTTGTTGTCATTGTGCGATATGATAACGTAACCATCCTCATAGCTTATCAGACGGCATTTGATACGTCCCTTATAGTCATAATAGAACAGAAGTCCGGCATCGCCTGTGGCAAGCTGCGAACGGACTGCCTTTGTACGCCATCCATCCATATTCCTGTCTACCCAATACTCCTTGATTGTGGAATAGTTGGCTTTATCTTTCTCGGAAGGAGTGCCACCTCTCAAAGACAATGTACAGGGATTTCCGCAAAGGTAGATTACGTGGCTCGCCAGTATCTGTTCTTGGAAAGCTAATGCCGTGCGCTGGAACTTGATTTCCTGATATCCCCCATCTTCTAACTTGACGCAAATGCTCGGCAAGTTTTGATCAAATAATACCTCATGGCTCATCGGGTCAAGCTCTTTCAGAAACTTTTCCTGCGAAACGATATTCTTTTTTACATTCGGAAGCCTTGCCGTGCGTGTTTCGGTAATGGTTGCGGACTGACCGTCGGAATAGTCGTTTGTAGAGCAAGTGTCACTTCCTCTGAAAAACGGTTTCTTCTGCAACAAGGCATTTACATTCCGCAATAGATATGTTTTTTTCTCTTCCCGTGTCATTTTTCCGCATCAATTAGGTTGTAATACTTCATGCAGGCTTCCTTGCTCGGCATTGCAGAACACTCTCTCGAAGTCCATTTGCAGATAATGTCGTGCTTCTGCGGAACAACGATTATTCGCTTCTGCCCCTCTTCCTCTTCAATATTGAATTTATCGTTCAGCTTCACGCGTGCATCCAACACGACCTTACTTGCTTTGATAAAAGTGTCTGAATCTCCACTTGTTTTCGCATCGTCAGCAATCTGTTTCATCTCCGATATTTCTTTCAGCAATGCTTCTCGGTTCTCATCTTTAGATATGGTAGTGATAGCACCGATGCCGAAAGGTTTCAGTTTCTCGGCAAGCATGGATAACACCTTGTTTGAAGGCTTATCATCTTCTTGGTAAGCAACCTTTGCAGCAAGAGCCTTATCTACGAAAGAATCACACATTACCATGTTCCTGTCGAACCGTCCGAGCGTGTGTACGTCTGTGTACGGGTTGAGTGCATTCCCCATGTCGAATAAGGCGCATGTAATATCCACTGCCCGCTTTGTCGGTAAATGATTCCGATTTCTTTCAGCTTCTTGTGCAGCTTTTCAGCATCCATTCCTATCTGCTTGGTAGCTTGTGTACTCGTCTGTGTGTTCACACTCTGCAAGTGGTTGTCATAGTAGCTGACTTTGGGAGCGGATTTCTTGATTTCCTCTGTCTGAATCTCGATGGTGGCTTGCTGTTGTTCGGCTTGGGCTTCAAGTTGCTTTAACCGTTCCTCTCTCTTGGCAAGGGTAGCTTGTGCGATGGTTAGAGCACGTGCCATGATTTCTTCGGGGGTGTCATCCTGCTTGGTGGCGATGTAGCCACCAGTCTTGCGGATGGTCTTTAGAATTTCCTTAACTCCTTTCTTAAATTCTTTGGCAATTGGCTTGCGGGATTGCATTAAGACTTCATATAAACCATCTTCGGTTAAGAACCAAACTTGCTGATTTCCACCGGGGGTGTCAACAATGTTGGCAACCTTTTCTTCTTCATCTACTGATTGCAACATCATAGTAGTGTTATAACTACCATTACTTCGCTTTGCATAATCAATGCACTCTGCCACTTCTTTGGCAAGGAACAACGGATTTTCGGCAGTTCCATAAACCGTGAACTTGTGCCCCAGCAACTCTGTTTCGCTTAGGACTTGAATAGGATTTGTTAGCATAACAAAAAAATGCACCTACTACGAGCTGCTAACAAATCCATAAGATTAATGTCGGAGGCGTTTCCGTATCTCCACTCGGTAGGTGCAATATCTTAATTTTATACGATACTACTTATTAATATGTCTTGGCAAAAAAATAACTCTATATGGATAGAGCCATAAGAGTTTGCCGCTCTCATGGATTTGTTAGCACTGCAAAGAAAAGCATAATTTTTGATATGGCAAAACTTTGCAGTGTGTTTTTTAGCATAGGATAGGGTGTACTATATAGGAACACCCTTAATATTGAATTTTATTATTTGAATAATTGCTTTTGGCTCTTAGCCTTATCTACCATGCCTTTTATTTTCTCTACATTTAAAACATTAAGCAATGAATCAAAATCATTTACGCTTGTAAATATAAGGTTTATTTTGCTTGTGACATACTCATTAGACCTTGAACTTACTTCCTGTGATATATAAGCATAATATTTAGTTCCATCTTTTACTATAAAGTAAGGTGGGAGATTCCACTTGAATCCATTCGCAAACCACCATTTATTTGTTTTCCATGCCACTTTTGGCATTACAAGGTTTATTGGCATTTTTTCATTCATGTCCTTTATATTGTTCTGCCGAGCGGTTGCAGACCATTCGACATACTTTTCCTTAATATCTTTTATAGACTTCTTTGTCGCTTCAAGTTTATCTATATCTATTAACAGATGAGCTTCGTCCGCATCTGTTGTTAATACTTCAACCATCACATAGTCCTTTCCATCTATACCATCCATTAATAATTGTACTTTGAACTTTGTTTGCTCTGTCGTAAACCTGTTGTTGTAATAACCAATCAATTCTTGTGCATTTGCTGTTGTTATCACTAACAGCAATGCAATAATTGAAAATAAAATCTTCTTCATAATAATGTTCTTTAAATCATTAAACTACTGTTTGTAAATTTGTTTTATATACTACCAGTCATTCTTGTTTGACATTCCTTTCTTTATGTTCAATATAATGGAATCTATATCCTTCTTACATCTGTCGTGAAATAGACGAGTAGAACGAAACTTCTTCTCCTTATCAATTAGAATGTTGCCTAAATATCCCATATCCTTATATATTCTGTTCCTTTCCTTTCTTTTAGCCGAGTTCTTTTTTTTGAGCAGTTCATTGTACTCGTTTTGAGTAGAGAAATAAGAAATGCTATCCCTTTTGTAAATGGAATCCATATCTGAATAATTATAGACGTCTACTTCATACTTAATGTCAGTAGTAGATTGATTGACTCCAAACATCCAAGACGTAACTATATCAGTATTTATCGTCTTACCTATTTTCTTATCTTGTACTAATGTAATATCGTCTATGATATACCGATACTTATAGTCTTTGCAACTTATCTTTATACGGAAGAACAAGAATGTAGAGTTAGTAAACTCATTGCTCATCGTATGGCTTATTTCTGACTCATCTACTAAATTATTATATCTCCCGTAAGCTACGATATTGTATCCCAAATCATCATCCAATTCTTTCTTGCAATCGGAATAAACTGTAGCCAATATTTCCCTAGCGTTAGAAAATAATTCCTTAGCCGTCAAATCAGACTGGACTATTTCCATTATTTGCGCATTACATACAGAGGAATATATCACAAATACAAGTAATAAAAATACTTTCATAACAACGTTGTCTTTAAGTGATTAATCATTTCTTATGCTGCCAACAATAGATACTTCCTTTTGCGGCAGTCCTCTTGCACCGTGTACCTTTCTTTGTCCTTGCAGCACATCTCCTCTTGGTGGTGTTAGTCACAGAACCACCACCGCTTCCACCGCCATTTCCACCATTGCTTGGAACAAATACTCCACTTTGATGTACAAGAAATGTATCTCTTAGGTTATATCTGTCATTATACACTTCTACAAAACATTCCCTATCTTCTGTACTTTTGTTCTCAGCTACCCTCACATCCACATAAGAATAATCACGAGCACAACTAACCCAATCACAATATCCTATCGGATTTACATCGAAGTGATCAAGAGTGGTTATAACTTCTACATCCGTTGTTATTTGATGAGATGTAACACGTACATCATTACATACCATAAGCATGTTGTAATCTTCACCAACATTATCATAATCGCTGCATCCCGATATTATCAATGATGCAATGGCTATTAATATCTTCTTCATAATATATTATTTTCGAATTACATCAAATCATTCCAATTTTATCTTTTTTCTCATGCAATATCTCTCAAAAGCACGCTTCCCACCTTTAATACATTTTACATCAACTCTTATTTCATTACTCCCCAATTTTATTTGAAGCATCTTTAAAGGAGGTGTTTTCTGAATCATAAATTCATATTCACAATCGTCCGGGACTTGTTGTTTATCTACAAAATTATAAAACAATTTAATCTCGTTATACACATCTTGCGGACTACCAGATTTCACATGAAAGCCATTCCCCCAAAATGATTTCATAAAATCAACGGAAAAAACTTCTCTCCCATCATCATATTTTGTTGATGTTATAGAATATCCGCATTGAGAATATATGGAAACCACCTCCTTGGCGCAAATTTTAGTGTTAAATCCTAAAGATAAACAAGTTAATAAGAAAATTAATAAGCTATTCTTCATATGATATAATTTTAAGTTAGTAATATTCAAATATCTATTCTTTTATCCTACCGTTTTCGTCAAATTCAAAAGGCAGTTCCATCTGCCCAATGTGGCTATATCGTTTATTGCTCCATATAAGGACAACTGTAAATTCACCTTTTGAAGCAAATTCCTGTCAGTACATCCTTTCAGCTCGGTATCTGTAAAGATTACTTCCCCTCCTCTCTGAAAGGCTTGTCTTATTATCCTTTCAGATATTTCCTCTTCTATATCCATATTCTTTTTAACGACGTTACATTTTAGTTAAACGTTGCAAAATTACAACATAATTCCAAACTGTCCAAAAATAAGAGGTATGTTAGATCGCATGAAAAAAAACTAAATAAAAATTTGTCTTTGCAATATAATGTATTACTTTTGCATTATAATATAATACAATATATAGAATGGAAACAGTAATAAGAAAACAAACATCGTTCCGGCTACGTGAAGATTTGCTTCAAGTATTGCAGGAACACGCAAAGAAGGCAAACAGAAGCCTAAACAATTTTGTAGAGAGCACTTTGATGGATGCGATGTATTCTTCACCAAATGAAGAAACGGTTGCAGCCATAAACGAAGCGCGTTCTGGCAAGTATTCTGGAACGATAAACACTACAGATTTTGATTCATTCATGAAATCTATCAACGAAATAGAATGAAGACGATCCGTTATAGTACAAAGGCAAAGAAAGATTTGAAGAAGTATAGGAATGACGTCCAGCTAATGAAAGCCTTATATGATATATTGAAAAAGTTAGCAAACGGTGACATCCTTCCCAAAGAATATAAAGCACATGCCCTAATAGGAAACTACAAGGACTGCATGGAATGCCATATCAAAAATGATTTTCTTCTGATATGGATGGACACAGAACACGATGCAATAGAAGTTATCAGAATCGGAAGTCATTCCGAATTGTTCTAAACATATATTTACTCAAATTTCACCCTCAATACAGACAAGCTTATTAGATTTTCTTTTGTCAATCCTACACCTTTAATGCGAATCAATCCCAAACAGCCCCCACAATCGGAAATCAATATACCGAGTTGGAGGCTAATATTAATTATTATTTCTCAATATTAGCTCTGATCTGTTTAAGTAACAAAAATGCCCCTTCCATCTTATAATTACCCAGACATTGTTGGGCTTGCATAATACAGCTTTCGACAGTGAGAGCTAAATCGGGAGTAAACGCAGATTTATTTATTTGCATTGTTTTGGGAAGTTGGCTAGCATGATCATTGAACCATGCAATCATTTCATTCAATTCTTCCTCTGTGTAACTTTGTCTTTTCTCAGCCATACTATAAAAATTTAAGCTATTATTACAGGAACAGCAAAATTAAAAATCTTGTTTAAAATATGCATATTATGAGATTGATTTATTCATGATTTAGACTTTTTTAAGCCACCCGATATGTAATCTATCACTTTCCTGTTAGCCTCATCAATCTTATCCCTGTCGAAATCAATGTATATATCTGTAACATCACAACCAAAGGAGTGTCCCAAAGCTAAAGATATCACATCTTTAGGGACATCCGCCTTATGTGCTAACGTAGCCCAGGTATGGCGCGCCCAATATGTTGAAAGTTCGGGGAACAATGGTTGCTTACTCTTTTTCCCACCAAGCCCTTTTCGTTCAAACGGACCTATCCCTTTAAGATTCTTATTCATCCTATGGGTAAAATCATGATAGTCTCCATAGTTATCTAATATATCTAGTAAATGAGTTTTACCTTGATACCTGTCCAATATAGCTTGTGCTTCCGGCTCTATTTTAATAGAGTAAAACTTCTTTGTTTTCTGCCGATAATATTCTATACGTCCATCTATTATATCCTTGTGTTCAAGTAAAAGCAAATCACCTATATTTATTCCAACAAGATATACAATCAACATAAATATATCCCTGTATTTCTTTTCAAACTCCTCACAAGGATAATCACGCAATAATCTCAATTGTTCAACAGATAAAGCACGTTTTCTAGTTTCTTCTTTTTTTATCTTATACTTTCGAAAAGGATATAAGGTAGTAATTTCTTCATCAATAGCATAATTGAATACTGCACGAATGTTACGCAGGTGAATAGAATAAGCGTTTACTTTCATCCCTGATTCAGCCATCCAACTTTCAAAATTAGACAGCCATTTCCTATCCATTGTGTCAAAGGTGCATTCCGGATCATATTCAAGCAGTTTATTTCTAGTCGTATTATAAACCGTTTTTGTTCCTGTATTACTCTTTATGGAAACAAACTCATCAAGATAATCTATAAAACATCTTGTTTTTTTTACAACCTTTTCATCAAATACATATTCGCTGATTATCTCCTTGGCTTTAGCGGAAGGCAAAGAAGATAATCTAGCTTCATCGTCAATAATCAACTTTTCAGCTTTATTCTTCAAACTGACAAGCCTTACATTCTTCACTTTATACTGTGGTACAGATTTGTCCAAATAAGACACTTCATTAAACTTTTCAGAAGACGGTGTAGATATTCCGGTGGAGAAAACAAACCTCGTTTTCCCTATCCGTATCACAAGAAGAATCATCTGAGACCCATCCTTCTTCGCTCTTGTATCAGGTATCAATCTTACTGTTGCCAT